CCGTACGGAATGCGCCAAGAGATGGCGACAAGGAAGAGCCGCCAGACGACTGGGAGGTCTACTTCGGAGAGCTTGAATCATCTGCCGCATCGTATCAGGGGATCCGGGCAGACGACGACCGGACTCTCGTTCTCCGCTCTGATGAGATGAGGCCAGTCGCCCTTATCTGCATCGGAGATATGCACTTCGGGAACAAGGGAACCCGCTATGATCTTATCCAGAGAGACATGGATCTCATTGAGCAAACCGACGGGGTGTTCGCACTTGGCATGGGAGATTACGTCGACAACTTCAAGGTCAACAGCAAGTCCGCATCAGGTCTCTATGGTGCTATCGAGCCGAACCCAGAATACCAAGAAGACTGGGCGGCCCGACGAATGGGGATGACATCAAAATGGGTCGGTCTCGTCGATGGGAACCACGACGACAGGAACTTCCAGAACGCCGGTTTATCTTCTTCGACCATTGCTATTGCCGAGAGACTAGGCGTCCCGGCTTTCTCCCAAGCTGGTGTTGGCGTCCAGATGCATGTTGGCGAACAGTCCTACCTCGCGATTGCGAAGCACAACTTCCGGGGGATGTCGGGAGTAAACAAGGGGAGCGAGGCCCGGAGGATGTGGGATGAGTGGCCATGGCACTGGGAGAACGCCGACATCGTGTGTCTTGCGCACACACATGAGCCACACGTCGAGATCCCGCAGCGTAAGGGCCGACCGGTTGTGTATGCTCGCTCAGGGACGTACAAGCAGTCTGACAGCTACGCCGAGCACAAGGGATACCGCTCAGGGTACGGGCCGAGTGTCTTTATCCTGTATCCGGACCAGCACCTCGTTGTCCCACTGCCGCAACATGCGTTTGAAGAGAACCTCGTCATCTTCTCGCAGATACGCGATCGCTACTGCCCGAAGTAACGTGATCCAAATGCGACCATCGCCGATACGAACCCGGCAATCACCCCATTGCGCGCAACCTGCTCCCGTGTTGCGGCCGAATCGTTACTTGTTTCCCGGATAAGATCCTCTAGCTTGTCGAACCGGCGCTCTATCTTATCGAATAGCGATTCGTAATGCGCGAACTGACGGCTCGCCTCATCCCACTGAGCGGACGAATGCTTATCCTGCGCTTCTAAGCGGCTATCGAGATAAGTTAGCCAACTCACCATTTGCGGTCCTGGGTCTACTTTCGGGATCTCGATGTACTCTTCGTTCATAGGACAACGACCGCCTGACCAAAGCCCGATTTCGTGTAGGGCAGTACAAGACCTGCTGCGAGATAGGGGATGGACGGGCCTGTGTTCCCACAGACAACAGAGCCAGCCGAGACTGCTTTTCTGAACACCTGCTGCGAGTGTAACCCCACAAGATCGTCGGTGACAAACACCTGCGTCCACCCGGAGATCTCGTCATCAGCGAACGAATAGTCATACGGGAATCCGAACGCAACGAAGGCAATACCCGGCTCGGTCGACGTCCAGCTTAGGCTGTAATTCGCCTCTTCGGCGTACTTCGTCGCCTGACTTGACCGCGAACTCGTGATGCCTGAGTAGCTCGATCCGCGCACGATCGTCTGGGTTGCGGACGACATGTTGACACTGACTGTGCTCGATCCGCTGCTGAGCTGCGTCGCTATGGTCGCGACGGCGATGGCGATATTCCCAGCGGAATTCACATAACTCAGGACATCCCAGCTATTCCCGGACGAATCAGTAACTCCTGTGATCGTGACGTTGTTGGCGCTGTTGAAAATATAGACAAGCGCTGTATCGCCGACCGCGACTGTGCGGTTGACCGTGACAACGACCGGATCGGCCGATGTTGCCGTCGATGGGAGAAATGACCCGTTCGAAACGAATGCCATTGCCTACGTCCTCAAGAACCTGAGTGCGCATCCGGACCGCTTCACGCTTGTCGGGCTGCCACTGATCGAGATCCGGAGCTTCTGGTTCATTGCTATCGCCGTTGTCCATGTCGACATATCAGTGCTTGCGTTTGTCTGCGCCGACGTTGTCTTCGGCTGGTTTGTCCCGTGGATATTCGTGAATGAACTCGATGCGTAATTCGCCTTGGCGACGTTGTACGTGATTGACCCGGAGACATCGTTCTGCACCATCCACCCGGTGAGCTCGCACGCAAACGGGATCTCGATATAAATCGCTGGTTCAGACGATGTAATGACATCGCTGCCGTTTCCAGTATTGACGGTGATTCCTCCAGACGATACCCCGGTGGACCACGATGGGATCGTTGCGCCCTGCGTAAGGACTTGACCCGATGTTCCCTTGGGAAGCCGGGCGAGCTTCCCGGCCGCATCGACGTAGAACGTATCTCCCGGCTGAATGCCTGTCGGATATGCAAATGAGTATGCCTGCGCGAGCGAGGTCGAGAACCGCTCATCCGTCACCTTGTCCGCCGCAATCACAGAAACGCCAGCATCTACCCGGATTTGCGCCAGAGAGATGTCCCACGTCGACGATGATTGCGTGATTCCCGGAGCTGTTGGTGTCGCGGCAGGAGACCCGGTGATCTTCTCTAGCGTCACCTTCCCTTCGAGTGACTGCCCCTCACGCACAAGACGTACGACAACGCGGTCAATACGTGGGTTCGTTCCGTCCGATGCATCGAGCGTGACCGATCCAGCGGTCTCAAGCAGGTAGGGGATGCCATCCTTGTGAATAGCCATTCCGGTATTTACAGCGATCGACATATTGACGCCAGCCGCCGAAGCCGCGAGCCCGTTGAGATAGCCCGGAACTACACCTATGCCAAGAGACGAGATCACATCGTTGATCGTATCGGACCAGATGAGTCCGCCGATCTGTCCTCCGACATAGCCAGAGAGCCGCGTGGTTGATCCGCTCGCGTACTCAGCGTAGACCGGTCCGGGTGTTCCAACCTGATCGACCGTGAGTTCAGCAAGGCCACCGGCGTCCGTATCGTCCGTGATGATCGTGCTTCCGTCGACGTGCTTTTTAAGCGACACCGTGATGCTCGGGATCCCGGCTCCCGTGTCTGCATCTCTGACGAATGTTCTGAACCGCTTGCTCATCGGACGTTCATCTTTCCCGCGCGGCTTGCAATAAATGTCCCTGTATTTGTCGGACCGATCGAAGCTCGTCCACCGAGCGCCCCAACGAGTGTTCGGCAGCACGCCTCACCGGATGGGTCTCGAATGATGTCCCCCTCAAGGATAGGAGCGACCCGCATAAGCGCAGTTGCCCCGAGCATGGCACCGAGGTCGGAAGACTCTTTCTCAGCGCCGCCTTGAAGATGCCATCGGTCCGACTGAAGGTACATACCGACTTGGCTTCCATCGCGAAGTGTAACAATAAAGTCGATAACTTGGCCCCCAAGAATAGACCGTCCGCCGAAGATCGGAACCTGATAGGTGAACCGATATCCGCCGTCAAATGGTGGCTGTCGTGGGTCTCCCGCTTCGTCGAGAACGTACCACAATCCGAGATAGACGAACCATTCGGACTTCGAGTTCCACTCACCGACAAAACCCGGCGGCGGGTTCATGAATGCCGACGACTGCGTCGACTTTATGAAGTTCGGACCGCGCCGTGACTTCGCCGGTTTCGGCATGCTGATAGATTCAAGGCTTACACGAGGCCGCTGCGGTCGCGTATTTCCCTTAGCCACTGACCAGCTCCCCGTTGTATCCAACAATCGGAACTTGTGCGACCGTCAGACCATAAAACCCGCGGTTATCAGAGCCAGAGAGACCGGCTCCCGTTGCCCCAGAAATATAGACACGGTAGCTATAGTCTGGCAGCGCTTCAGTCCGCATCTGCACGAACTGCTTGGAGTTAATCATGTTTTCAAGCTCGAAGATCGCAAGGCTTGTCGGCCGGTTCCCGTGGTACTCCCCTTGGAATGGAATCTGGAACGTGAACGCGCGCTGCTTAAGCGGGATCCTGATGAACTTGTGCGAGAACGATTCGATCACTGGGCTAGACGCCGACGAGGATGAATGCACGCGGAGACGAAACTGCACCCAGCGCCATGTGAACCCGCGAGAGAACTTCGATCCTCCGTCCTGATCTTCGACAGCGAGCGGTATGATGTTTAACCCTTGCACAAAGGTGAATGGTATGTTCTCCCAGTCACGAGACTCTGTCCGGAAGTCGACTTCTACTCGGTGCAGCGATAAATCGAAGTAGGGAATATAGAACTCAAGATGCGAAGAGAGCTTCTCATACATGAACATATCGGCGTCAAACTGGCTAAACAGGATATCGCCGTCAGATGCGAACGACCCCTGCCCCGCTCGAATGCGCTCGCGTGGATTGAGAATCGGTCGGCCAAGCGACACGGAGCAAAGCGTGTTGCCGACACTCCAACAGAGGCGGTAGTCGTCGTTGCTCTCGACAATCACGAACCACGATGGCGTACCCGTGAGTGCGGGAACCTGCACCGGGTGCCATCCATGCCCGTTGTAGACAAGGACGATGTTCTTCCCCGGCGTGATCGTTGTTGTGATTTCTCCTTGCGAGATCTCGCCTACGTCAAAGATTGTCGCTGGATCGAATGGCGTTCCCGGTCCATTGATTCCCTGAATAAGCGCGTAAAGGCCCGAGTGCTCCGGGATCATGTCGACGATACGGCCGCGATATTCATACGGGAGCCCCTGATCGGCCGATGGACCGGAGAACGGGGCGACGCCAGAGATCGTCCACCGGTAGACTTCTAGCCCCGCAGAAACAAAGAGATCCTCGCCTTGCCGCCACATCGCCGCACCATAACCGTTATCCGGGTGTCTGGGGAGATGCCCCATCCGGGTCGTAACCACCCGGCTGTTCTCTTCATCCCACGCATAAATGCCTTGGGACGTAATGATATAGAGCGTGTCATTCGCCCCTCCATCCATGTACAGCACAAGCCGCCGTAGCGTGAGGCTGCTGTTGAGATCCTGCATGTTCGTCCACGACGAACCGTCCTGCGTCCGATAGAGCTTGTGATCCGAGCAGAGCGCATAGAGTTTGTCATCCCATTCACAAAAGCAGATCGCCTTGACCGTTGTGTTCTGCGCCGATACTGACGATCCATCATACGTTTGGTACCCATCAGACTGCGGTATGTAGAGCTTGCCCTTGTACTCCCACCCACGATAGACCGGAGGATCGGATAGCGCCCCAACGGACGACCCGATACCGGTGAGTGGGGACCATGAATACAGCGCCGACGAGCTGGCGACATAGACCGTTGATCCTCGCATGCCAACAAACGAGATCGCCGACGAATGCGTCCATGTTTCGACGAGTGGCGGGAGCACGAGCTGGAATGGACGCCGTGTGTCGAGGCTTCCAATCCAGTAACGCTGATCGTCCTGCGCTTCTTTGGCGCGCTCAATGCCGATGCCACCAAGAAGGGACGTATAGATTTTCGCGGAGACAAGGGGGTCGCTATCGTACTTGGGGTCGCCGAACGTCGTCTTATTGACAAAGCTCGCAAGCAGGTTGTGCTGCGTCGCGCTGACTTCGTACATCTTGTCGTTGAGGTAAATGCTCTTATAGCTCGAACCCTGATCTGACATTTACCACTCCAACATCGTCCCTACTTTCGTCCTCGGAATAATAAGCGTACGCATGGATTGCGTGATTCGCTCGTACTTGTACATTTTATCTCGATAGACGTTCTGATCCGGGTTCCTGTTCAGGAGGGCCGTGCACGCAAGCTCGCACGCGCGGGCGCACAGCCACTCGGCATTGACGATCGTGGTATCACCGTCGTGCTCAAGCTGGAACTCACGCCCGCGGGCAAGAATCCGGACAATAGACCCGTCGGCCCATGTGCTGATGGGCCTATTGATAGTCAGAATGCGCGTATACGGCTCGATCCAGTATCCCGGACCACCGGGAGCCGCCTTCGGTATCGGCGTCCAGACCTGATCGGATGAGAGATACTGAACCCCTTCGACCTTGCTGACACCCTGCGGTATGGCGATTGTGTTGCTCGGCTCCGTTGACGTGAAGTTATCTGCAACGGTGATAGTCATGAGGACGTGGCTATAGACCGATGCTTCTTGGTGCGCAATCCGAAGGAACTCATTCATCTGCGACGGCCTGATGCCCTGCGCTCGATGGTTCCAGAGTTCTGCGCGGTCACCGCTCTTCACGGGGAGCGTAAGGCCGATGTTCCACCGGACCCGGCCCTCTCCGGGGAAGTTCTCGGTGACAACCCGTTGCAGTCCGATGTTCTCGCTCTGTCCGCCGTAGAAATAAATCACCCGGTTCTTGAGTTCTCCGATCGGGAGTGTCACCGTGTTCATGTCTACGAGGCTGCTCAGATCGCTTGGGTCCGAATCGGCCGTTGCTTCGACGAGGATCATGTCGTTGAGCATTGACCCGCATCGCTGGCGAAGCTCGCGCAACGTGACGCCAGACGACGTATAGGGCGACGCATTGACCACATAGATATAGGTCTGCACTTCGCGCGATGTGTACGAATTCGGGCTGAAGACTAACGACGCTCGGTAGATGCCATTGAGAGCGAGCGCCGACCCGTCGATAATTTGGGTGACTGTATCTCCGGACACGAATGGAGCGCCCGGAAGAAGCGAAGACACGTCGAGTTCGGGAACAGGAACGATACGTGTGAGCGTGACCGACGGGCTGTCCGGGGTCTCTCCGGTCGCGAGCATATCGCCAACATCCCATGCAAGCGGGATCGCTTCAAGCGGCGTGATCTTGACGTAGTTCGCCGAAGACATGCTCACGGTATTGGCTCCTCCGGATCCTCGATAACAATCACCGGCTCTTCATCTTCGCCAATCGTGATGCCATCGTCGTGGGCGGTATATCCAGCAACGCGCACGGACTCCGTTGGCCTCGCCGGGAGCGCGCGAACGGTTGTGTCGGCTTCTTCGTATGGGCACATAAACCCCCATACGCCCTCGCCGAATTCTCCGTATCCCCAAGAAAGGCACATTGAACTTGGCATTATCGCCTCACTCGATCGTCATCAGGGTGAGCGATAACAGAGAGATTTTGCATCCCCCACGACGCCCCTCCGTCACTGCCACCGTGACCCGTCGGAGATCCCCACCCACCACTTGTCTCATATCCGGGACCAATAGTGTCCATTGTCCACGTATCTACCGAGAAGAGTATAAACCGCTCGGCATCGGTCAGCGGCCGATCTGCCGCCAAGAAGTTCCGGTAGATCACGCCACCCGCCGTTGCTTTGAGCGTGATATCTCCGGCACCGAAACTCCCTGATGGAGCACTTGGAACTCCGTACTCGTACTCTTCCCGATCCCGGTAGATGCCGAGGTAGTTATCGCCCGTGCTCCACTCAATCGAGTAGAAATGCTCATCCCCCGCCTCCACCGTGCCGGGAAGCGTGACGCGGGTGTACGCCGAGTCGTTGCTGGACCACTCCACGAAGGGATGTTTGGTTGCGTCTCGGCCCCACTGCATATGGTCCGTCCCAGTGCCCTTGGTGCCGCATTCTCCCCAGATTTCTTCGAGGCCGGTTTCGATGGTGGGGGTGAGGCGGAAGGCGAGGGCACCGGTGGTTGGGCTGAGGATACCGGCGGGGGAGAGGGAGGCGGAGGAAGCGGCGCGGGTGCCATCAACAAACGATGTCGCGTAGGGCTTCTTTTCGAGCTGGATCGCGTCGAGATACCAGGTTGCCGCAGTCGTGGCGGCAGGCCCCAGCAGTTTGATATTTGCCTCTGCCACCGAGGCATTCGTCATGGTCAGAGCGGCATCATATCGGGCTGGCGATGTTGTGAGCGTCTTGTTCGCCCCGAACACTTCGCCCAGATTGGCGTTGGCTCCGCTCCGCTGCGAGATGCCAGGACGGATCACCTCGGCGCCAACCGCCCCTTGCCCGTAAAACGAGAGTGTCCAGACATCGTTCTGCACGGTGGCCGGGCCGTTAGAATTCCAGAGCCCCTGCGCCCCCACTGTCCCGTCGTTGACAACTTCGATTGCGTTCGCCCCATCGACCACGCCGGTGGCGGATTGCGTTCGGGTCGTCCCGGAGGCATTTGTCCCCCAGTCGGTGATGCCACTTTCGATGGACGGGTTCGTGGCTTCGTTGGTCGTGCCCTCTTCGAGCCACAGTCCATCGTCATAGCGTTCCGGGCCGCTGACGGTGAACTCGCCGGGGGAGCTGTCGAATTGTTCTACCAGCGTTGTTGGATTACTCACGACTGACTCCCGACGACCGTGCCGTCCGTCGCCGAAGATGGGGCGGTGGCCTTGATGTAGAGTTTGCCGTCACCCGGATTGACCCAGAGGCAGTAGTCGCCTAATCGCAACGGGAGGTCGTATGTCCCGGCGCACTGGAATCCGTCATCGGTTTTCAGCAGATTCGCTGCCCCACGGTAGAGGTTGGTATCCTCGGTAAACGATGTGCCGTCACCCCAGCCGAACTTGCCGTCCGCATACCGCGTACTGCGCATTCCGGCATCGCCAACCACGTAGGTGTATTCGGCGCGATTGGTCGTCGCCGCGTGACGCATGGCCCGCTGCACGTTGCGCTGAAACTCGGTGGCATATGCCCCAAGCGTCGCCCCGCCAACGCCATCAAACTCAGTCGTCACATCGACCATCAGTGGCAAGCGACCGCGCAGCCATGCGCCCGAATTCGCGTGGAACCGGACGCCGCGTTTGAGGTTGGAGAAATTGGTGATCTCATCCAGCACATTGAGCCGGGCATTCTCGCCATCGATCTCGACACCAGTGTGGTACGCCTGATCGCCGTACATTCGTGCGTTCAGGAGCGAGACCGACGCCTCCTGCTCGGTATTTCCCGCCCGTGTGATATGCAACATCGGGTAATCGCCTTCCGGGTCAGTCGCCGACAGGTTCCCCGGATTGATGAGAAATGAGGCCAACAAGGTTTCTCGGCTGGCATCGACCCGAACGGGCGGCCAGTGGATACGGTACGCCCCGGTGGTCGGGGTCACATTCCATGACGCTTCCACCGTCAGCGTGTCGGACGTGTTGCTCAGGATCTTTTTGCCCTGATGCCCCGCCCCGCCAGGCTCGTTGGTGACAAATGCGCCAACCCATTCATCAGTCGCCCAGTTCTGCGTGCTATCTACGAGCGTGGCACTCGATCCGCCAGTCGCAACGGAGGTCAAGGTTGCGGATTGGTGTTCCGCAATCCCGCCAAGCAGGTTGATGAACTGCGGCTGGCTATATCCGGACGTGTATGTGTCCGAATCGGTAATCAGGAGTTGATGCCGGGTGTTGTTGTTCATTTGCGGTTGCACAAATGTCAGCGACCCCGACCCATCGTCAATCACCAGCCCTGACCCGCCGTTGTGCGTCGAATGCAAATTCGAGACGACTGAGTTCTGGGTGTTGTGAAATTCGATCCCATTGCCTGCGCAATTGACCACATGGATATTGTCGAAGGCTGCGCCGTTCATGGTTCGGACAAGGACACCGAGCGTTGCGAGTCCATTCCCATCGACCGTGAACCCGCCATGCCGCGCCCAACGGCCTGCGGCTGCCGATGCGAAGTGAATACACGCATCAGCCCCCAGCGCCTTGAACACCGTATGAGACGCGCTTAGGCCGTTCAGCGACGCCCAACCATCGACCAGCAACTCGTCCGAGAATCCGATGATGCCCGGTGGTAGATACCCCGACCGCGCTCCGTCTGCGCTGTAGTTCGATCCGGCCCCGCCTGATTTCGCGGCCAGCAGCCATGCTTGCAACTCTTCGGTGTAATCCGTCTCGCCGCTCAAGTCCGGGTCAACAGGCAGGTAATCCAGCACATTCGCCACCCCCGCCCGCATGTTACTCAGCGGCTCATATGCCCCCAGCGCCCCCGCGATCCCCGCCAGCGCGATGGGCGCGGTGCCGGACTGGATGCCTGCTATGACATCAGCCGTCTTCTCAACGTAGTCTCGGTCGCCTCGTTCGGGCCATGCTGGAACCGTCATGTGCTCTCTCTACGCAGTTCTATACGCATTTGCGATAAGGTGGCAGTTCGTCATTGTCGTGTCGCCAGCAGTGTTCGATCGTGCTTGCATGGTAACAGAAACAGACCCGGACGCGACGCCGGATAGCGTGTGCGCCGCCCCGGCTGGCATAGCTCCGACTGACGGGCCGGATCTGGTGACTGCCGCCCCGGACGATGCACCGATCTGGACACGGATATCTGACAACCCGTCGGCAGAATGACCGAGACGGCCCCAGCCATTTAGCTCGAACGTCCATGTTCCTGCCGGGAGTACGACCGTTCCGGAGACGACGGTGGTATATGTCACGGTGCTAGATGTCGACGCCCCGGCATCGTTGAAGAAGAGCCGGACCACCGGGATAAAGTGCGTATGATTTCCCTCGGCCGGTGTCCCAGATGTGGTCCCGTAGGCGAGCGAAACATTTGCTTCTCCAGCGGGGCTGCTCGTTACGTTGAATGCAGCCGCATCGAAGTCGAGCGTGCCAAGGGCCGATTCGACCGTAGAATCACCCTCTTGGACGATGATGGACGGCGTAGAGATTGGGCCATAGGCCAGCTCTTTGAACGCATAGGACCCGTCCGTCTTTTTAATTCCAATATGGAGCACGTCATCTGCGACCGATGGGTTTTCGATCAAGATGAATTGGCCCCTCCGATAGCTATCCGCCGTCGGAAGGGCCAGAAGACGGGTACGCAGGAGATACCCGTCCACGTTTACGCGATGCGCTCGTACGAGACCGAGTACGTCGCGGACGTAATGGTTCCCGTCGTGGTGATCTGCCATCGCCGAGGGGCGATATCACTGAGCGATACATTTGCCACGGACGCCACGCCGGGGCCAACAGTCAGGACAAACGGGCCAGTACCAGTCTTCGCTGCCGAAGCAAGTACCGTAGACACATTCCCAGAAATGGGGTCAACTGCCTGTAGTGTAAATGTGATGTTCGTGCCAGTGAACGCCGTGATGTCGATGTAGAGCTTCAGGGATCGGTAGGACCCCTGCTCGACAGGGACCGCAGTCGGATGAGTCGTTCGAGCCGCGCTCGCAAGGTACGTCTCAAAGGTTCGTGGGAAAAAAGTAGGACCGGCCATATGTGCTCCTTATGCGTGTTGTGCGATGTGATACGAATAGGCTGCCGTTGATTTCGTCGCCCATCCGCATTTGTCGCAGCGCATCTGCGAATCCGTATCCGCAGTAAATACCCGATCTCCGCATGCATCCTTAATGGCATCGACCTGCCATGGCTTGCTTGCGAGGAAGTACCCAGCGAGAAATTTAATCTCCTGCGCATATTCCGCTGGATGCCCCGCTGCATGCACGTAGATGACTTCGTTCGGGTAAACCGGATTCCAAAACTCGACAGGGTTAAACCCATCGGGTGCCTTCGTCGTATCGACTTGCGGCCGCTTCATGACCGACGGTGCCTTCGCGCGAGGCGGGGATACTGGTTTTTGCGTACTTGCCATGCTCTGTTCCGTTCTCTTTCCGTTGCGGCACTGGGGCACAATCGCCCCAGCACCACATACAACGGACTATACGCTAATAGGAGGATACGCCGAGAGGGTCTGGTTGAACCCGCTGATGCGCCACATGAGCGGCTCGCCCGGCATGAGCATCGAGAAGGTGCCATTAAGGCCCTTCGACTTCGCCATCCGGGTAGGATCAGACGTGTCTCGCACGTCCCAGTCCTGACCCTGATACGTGAACCATTTGAAGCCGCTAAAGTCGAGTCCCCAGATCTCGCCGTCCGGCATGTCTGGCTCGATAAGCGACGTGAAGGTTCCCGTCTCAAGTTCAACACTGTCGAGCTTCAGCTTCAGGGTGCTGTCCGTCAGCGTTCCCTGACGATACGGGTTGATAAGCCGGTTCCAGATTCGCTTGGTATTCAGGCTCATGACCATAGTCGTGGCCATCTGCCGATACTTAGACCAAACCGACGCGGTGATGTCCTCGATGTGGTACACGCTGAGATTGGACCCGTTCGGGCTAATCGTACCAACGTTGGTCGTGAGCATCTGCCCAATACCGCCCATCAACGACGGCCGCGTTGCGCCGGTGGCAAGCGTTCCCTCTTGCCGCTTCCCGTAGATAACCGCGCGATTCACGATCATCTTCACGTACTTGGTCTCTTCTTCCATCATCTCGGCGAGCTTGTTATTCCCGTCGCGCTCCCAGTCGGGGGTCACGATGGCAAGATCGTCAAAGGTGTGCTGAGACGCAAACCGCTGCGGGTGGTTATACACAAAGTCGCCGTAGATAGACGGCGCATTGGGGTAGGTCGGCCCGTCGAAGGTCGTTGCAAGTCCGATAACGACAACGTTATCTCCGGACGCATGCGCGGCATTCGATGTGCCTGCTTGCGCGAATGCAACGGCGATCGTACCGGCCGCCGTATCCGGATCCGCTGTTGCCCAAAAGATCTCGGCCCCAATCTGGAAGACCATGTTCTTTTGGAGAAGCGCAATATTGGTCGTGCCAACCGTCAACGTGGTGCTCGCGACGGTGTAGTTCGACGTCAGCGGAACCGTCAAGAGCCGCTGGCGCTTGATGCCGTCTTCGACCTTGAGCTGGTTGATGACGCCCTTCTTCCCGTCGGACAGAATCTTGGAGTACGTCGGTGTGACCCACGGGTCATACGCCTCTACGTACTCGTCGACAAGTCGCTTGAGATGCCCGGTAGCGGCATCGCCGGGGATGCTCCCTCCGGTTACGCCCCCGCGATACGGATTTTTCGTTCCTGGTGCAACATAGGTGGTCATGTCAGATCACTCCCTGTTCAATCAAAGCGAGTAGGTGATCGCGCGTTCCGAGTTCGTAGTCCGGCTGGCTCGATCGTCGCCCAGAGTTCGATCGACCTCCAGAGAACGGGACACCCGCTCCGGACTGCAACCGTTCGCGTCCCCGGTTTGCCGCATTGGCAATACCAGACTCGTTCCGAACGGCATCGACCTGCTCTCTAGTACGTCGGAGATGCTGGGCGTGAAGCTCCATTTGCCGGGGATCGTCCCCGAGCATCTGCATCTCCTCCCCGGTCAACTGATACCGATTCGCCAGTTCATTCTTCCATTCGCGCACGCCCATTGTTTCCAGAGCGATACGGGCTTGGTCTCTCGTGAACTTATCGCGCTCGTTATAGAAGTTGGCCATGTACTGCTTGGACATTTCCGGGTCCATTTGCTCGGAGTTCGCCCATGCCTGACGCTCGGCCTGTTGCCAGAGCGCGGTTACTTGGCTCATCTGCTGTTGGCGAGCGGCAATCTGCGCATTCGTCTCAGTTTGAGCGAGTCGGGATTCGGCATCGGCGCGAGCACGTTCTGCCTCTTCCCATAGTGCTTTGAAGTCGGGAGCGTCATCGAAGTCGCCTTGGGACATGTCGTCCGTGCCCGGAGGACTGTCGGTAGCGTCGTGAAGCCCGAGTTCGTCTTGGTTCAATGTACGAGGATCCATGAAGACTCCTTGTTCTTGCCCATGCGAAGTATATACACTACGTCACATGGAAACAAAACTTATTCTCCACGACAACCGCGAAGAAATTGATGCCGGAATTGACTACTTGATCGAGTGTCCGCTCTGTGAGCAGATTCGTCACAAGTCATGGTTCCGCGCCGGTGTGCGGGGGTGCGCGTTCTGCGAGGCAACGAAAGCGTTGTACATCGACGAACTCGCCGCCCAGCTTCTGGCTACTGATCTGCGGCGTCAGAACTAAGATACGCCTGAACCGAGACATCGGAGCCCATTGGCTGCGCATCTGCCCATCGGAGATAGCGCGCATATTGACCGCCCGGTTCTGGCATGGCGATACCCATTCGCTCAAGCCGTATGTCGACATCGCGCTTGCTCACAGGGGCGAGTGCTGAGTACGATACGCCGCCAGTGATTGAGCGAATCGTATCATCAAACTCTTGCAGCCGGACCATGTAGATACGCTCCTGCTCCATCAGGTGGTTCGCGCGCTCCTCGTCGTCCATGCTCGTCCAGCTCTTTTTATCGGACGATTGCGATGACCCACCCGGCGGGAGCACAGACGAGAGTGTCGGTGTCTCAGCAGTCTCGGAGTCGACCGGATCATAGAGCGATGGCTTATTGCCCTGTGCTGCGAGATACGCCGACTCGGTCATAAGGACCGATCGAATGTCTTTTGGCGCGACGGTCCGGCTTGACCACCAACTCCGGAACCCCTCTGAGTCGCGCAAGATGCGCTCAAGGAACGCCTTCGGACCGATCTTATTGACCGCCGATTGCCAGTCGAGATAGCCCTGAATCACGGGATGGGCCGCTGCGAACGAATCGCGCGACTGGATATACCGGTCAATGTCATCGTCCTGACCGATCTGCTTAAGCCAGATATTCATCCATTCACGGCGTTCTCCTTCCGGCATTCTGTCCCACTCGTCCCACGAGAAGAACCGGTACTCGCCGATAGCAATGCCATCGCCGCCCCACTCAGCCTCGATGACACTCGATGGCTCGTAGATAGCGTCATTCATCGCCTCGTATGTTTCCCGTGTCTCATCGTCGCCGATCTTCTTGAACTGAGCCATGGTCGCGACAAGCTCCGTCGCTTCTTTCCCGCCTGCATCGGCGAGACGAACGGCAAGCTGTGCCGCATCCTGTTCCGGGGTCGCGTCCGGGGTGACATCGACAAATGTCGGGATATCGCCCAAGCCCGATGGGTCTTCAGTCAAGTCCGGTTGCGGTTTGGCGTTCTCTGCTTCACGCGCCGATGCGGCCAGTGACCTGAAGCCGCCCTCGACACCCGGATACATCGACGTGAAGAGGAAGCTCTTCCCGATTGATCCGTACATCATGTCGATCGAGAACTGCCGAAGCGCCTCGCTCTCAATCGGCCCTGAGTAGATACCGCTGTCAATGTTCGCGAGCACCCCGGCAGCTTCGTCGGAGATCTCTCCGGTTGATTCGTCGATATAGATACCGCGGTCTTGCATGATCTGGATCGCGTAGAACTTCACGTCCTGTGTGTCACGCTCGCCCGGAGACGGGGTTGCAAGCGGATCAACACCCGGAAGCGGGGAGAACACGCGATGGCCCATCGCCTGAAGCCGATAGGTTGCATTAGCCACAAAGTCATTCGTCATTCCGGGGTCGATCGGGGAGATCCCGGTATTCCGGAAGAAGTTAACGGCCGTCTGAACATACCGCCGTGTTTGCGCAGTTCCCGATGGGTCTGCCGGACGATCGCTTACGGTCATCGCCATCGCCGCCGCAATAATAGGCCGCATCGGAAGAACCTGCATCGCATCGACCCACGAGAAGTCGTTCGGTGCGATGCCATGAAGATCGAGCACAACAGACAGCCCGGAGAGAATTGCGGCAGGAGAAACCAGTCCGAGCATGCCATACGGACCAGCCTGAAGCGGGACAAAGAGCTTGGCCCATCCGGGAACGAGATCGCCGCGTTCTTCTGCGGCACGCTTGGTTCCTTCGAACATGCGGTAATAGGCCGCCATGATGAAGGGGTTTTCGAGCGCGAGCCGAGCATGCGTTGTCGATGCGCGCGTTGCCCAGTAGTGGAACATCCAGAGACGTGAGACCTGCTCGTCGATATTCGTCGGGGTGTACGAATAGAGCATCTTGTCCGTTTGCTTCGCTGCTGCCGCCTTGAGTGCTCCGGTTCGGCTTGCCCATTTGCGTGCAAGATGCTCTGATTGTCCCTTCCCGACGAGTGGCTCAAGCAACGCGCGTACATCTTTGGGCGAGAAGATCGGCATACCGTAGAACGTTTTCTGCGACCCGGCCATAAGCTGGTCGAGCAGGACTTGTCCATCCATGCTCACCCCGCGCTGACGGCCAACTTTTCGTGCAACGCGGTTCAGGTCCTCGGATAGGAATGCATCTACGGCTTCTCCATAATGCTTGAGCGAATAGGTGTGATCGACACCGAGACGCTTCATATCATCCATCGAGTTCCTGAGCCGAAGCACGGATGATGGGGCTGGGGCTTGCCCAATAAACCGGAATGTCGACTGAAGCTTGGTTCCCGTTCTTCCGCGAAATGCAGTTGAGTCAAGCCACTTGCCGAAGGAATCGCCCTTCGTTTCCCACCAGCTCTTCCCGTCTTCGACGTATCGCCCTGCGACGTCGTCATATCGTCCGCCGCGTTGCGACTGAACGGACGGATAGACCGTCTCGCCCACTGCCTCATTGAATGCCCGAATCTCATCGAGAACCGGGGTATTCGCCTTCGCGTACCGGTCGAAGATGCGCCCTTCTTTCCCGGCGACGTTTGACTTGATCTGCTCCACAAAGAGCTTCGCCCATCGCCCAACGGCGTCCGGGTCGCCATCAAAGACGCCAACGAGCGCGTCGTTGAGTGTGTCCTGTGCAACGTTAAACGGGGCCTTCGGAAGGTTATACATGTACGCATGGCGTACGCCTGTATCCCAGTTCTGGATCGCGCCCGGAGGGCCGGTATACAGATTTGCCACCTTAAGGATAAAGTCTTCGGACTCGCGTTCGTTCAGGCCGAACCGGCGCGCCGCAAGATAGATATTGCCCAGCTTGCTTTGCTGCGCGGCAGTCTGCCCAAGTCCATCAAGGATCTTTGTTGCCCGTGGCCCAAGCTGCGACCGATCGACGCGGCCGATCACGTCCATCATGACCTTATCCGTGAGAACAACGCGCTTCGGATAAGTAAGCGGGTTCTTGATGCCAGCCGCGATGCCAAAGACATTGATGAGATAGGCGCGTTGCTTCTCGTCCATGACCGCGATCTTCGCCGGGTCGACAGCGAGGCCCTCCTGCAACCGGCCAAGGAGCTTCTTCTCCGAACTGCTCATCAGCTCTTCGGTCGCCAGATCGAGATCAATGCGCTTATCCCAGAACACGACTTCATCGTTGTTCAGATGCCCCATCTGCCCAGCGTAGTTCATTACGTCTTTCCGGAAGTTCGTTGGCCGGTACGTCTGCATGCGCTCGACAGGGACTTGTTTTTTTGCGCTTCTGGCTGCATACCCGACGCCATTCAGCATGTCCGACAGGTCGGAAAGCTGATGAAACGACGGGCCAACAATGCCGATGTTGTTCTTGGGGTGGTACCACTTCTTCTTCGATGCGGACTTCTCGTCGGGAAGCGGGGGATTGTCAATGATGAACTTTCCGTGGCTATCTCCCGGAAGACCGGCGTCTGTATAGTTCAGAAGGTAGAAGTCCTTCAGGATCTTGAGCTTCGCCTCCTCTGCCGAATCGACAAAGGCGAAGTCGACAGACTCCCCTTCGAGTGTTACGGGGTCGTGTATCTCGCGGCTGACGATGTACTTCTTGCCAGCGGCCTTGATCTCGGCATCGGTGAGGCTCGCCCCTTCCCCGGTGTCAAAGCGATCAATATCCGGGCCAAGCTCATCAGGATCGAACTTCGGCGAGCTCGATATCGTGTAGTTAATCTCCTTGTCTGTAATCGTGTTTGGAGAATAAACGACAAACTCAGTTGTTCCCCGTTCGAGGTTCGTCCCCGGCACCCCGAACATGTCGACACCGACGTCGATCGGAGTCCCGTCTGCATCGAATTGCGGGATCTCGATCTTCGCGGTATCGGCCTTGATCGAAGAATCCTTATCGAAGAAAAAAATCTCGTCGAATAACTTAAGGTTCTCTTGCTGCTTTTGCGTCAATGCCGGGGTTGCTGGGCCGTTCTTGGCTTTTCCTGGCGCGCTCTTGAAAAACCCACGGCGGTCAATGCCGAAGTCCTCGGGAAACAACCCGGATGTGCGCTGCGATCGCGCGAACCGGACCATCGTATCCCAGAAGATGTCGGTCGCTTTCTCGTAGACTTCATACCCATCGGCGAATCTATTCCCATTATCGAGCAGGGCTTCCTTGGGGAGACCGTTCGCGCGCCGTAGATAATTGCGGAAATAGCGGACATGCTTGTTGTTCTTGTTCGTAAGATCAACATCTTTTTTCGGAACAACGTTCGACCGGAAGTTCGCGTATGACGTCGGCTTCCCATTCGAGTCAGGGGTGTTAAGCCCGGATTTCCGCCATGACTCTTCCGAGCCGATCGAATAGAGTCTTTGCTGTGTTGGGAAGATTTCAGCCGGATCGACAGGTGGCGATACGTGTTCGCGCGGCTGCGCAATGCTTGGGGTGTCGTCTGATAGTGCGTCGGCGACCTCGCCCTCGCTCGGAATGTACCCGTCCTGCATCCGGTTGATGGTCTCGATGACTTCACCGCGAGGTCCAGTAATGACCGTTGTAAAGACGTTCTGCTCTCTCCACGTTGCGAGTTCGCTGGGCGTCATGATGGTGGCGTTGCTTGGGATCGCCGCATCATCCGTCAGCTCAAGGCGCTGCTGTTCTGCAAGAAGATCCGCAGCGCGCTGACTCGCCGTCTTGGTCTCGGCAACCTCGTCTCCTGCGGCACCGCTTGGCGGAAGCCCGTTCTCTTGCCGCTGTGTCTCAAGTGCAGCCTTTCTTCGCCGTTCGAGTTTCCTGCGAGATGGCTTGTTCTTGTGAACGATAACGGTCGTCCCGCTTGATGTCTCAACGACTTCGAAGACTTCGCTTCCCGATTCCGGGATGTCCTCAACCACGATCACGGTGTCGACGCTATTCAGCCCACCAGTCGGGTTTCCGGGATACGAAACCTCTTCGTCAAGTGATGCTTGGTCAACCGACCCAAGAACCTCGTTTGGCGTACGCTCATCGCCAGCATTGTCGATGGCATCGAGGATCGAGGATTCGATTTCGTCGTCTGTTGAATCAACAAGCGCAGACTCGACGGGGACGAATCCGTCTGCTGGCTGGGCCGGTGGGGCGGGAGCCTTGCGGGATGCGACAAGTGCGGCATCGAATCGTTTTCTGGCGTCTTTGATTTCGCTCAGAACGTCCTCGGCGTACTTCGGCAATCCGCCTGTATCTGCGCTCTTCAGTCCGCCAACTGCACGGGTATAGGTCTTTCCATTCGATGAGGTTACGTCGATATAGTGCCCGGTTGTATTCCGAAGAATGCGCTCGATCGCAGAGAGCCTCTCGGCTGAGAGATCGGCAAGCGCGTAGGACTCAATAAGTGTCTCGGTGAACTCTGCCTTGAGTCCGCCAGCATCGTTCGCCCCAAGGGCGTTCCCACGGTAGGACACGTCTGATACGCGAACATTGTTGGTGTTGCTCAGGTCGTTGAAATACCGCGCGTAGACCTCGGCGATGTCGGCAACAAAGGACATGGCGCGTGCCTTCTGTGGCCACGCTCGCTCACCGAAATCACCGGCTCCTTCGTCGAGTTGCGAGAGCCGGGAGTTGAAGACCGGGTCGTTATCATATCGCTCAAGGATCGGGTTGGCCTCTTCGATGAACTTTCGCCCACGATCTTCGCCGCGTAGAAACGACTGGTACCCTACATCAAGGATGCGTTTGTTATTCGCATGCGGACGTAGCGCGCGTACGGTCGCCGGGTAGACCTGCACCGGCCCACGAAGCGCATCGCGTGCGGTTGTCGCCTGATCGAGCAGGTCCTTGGCGTCTGCGACCTTTACCCTGAGCTTGCGCGCAAGCTGTTGCGGCGTGATGTTCTCGTTTTGGTCGAGCTGGTTTATCGCTTTTTCGAGCAGGGTAAGCCGCTCTGGTTGCGACGTCGTTCGCGTAGTACCGGGTACCGGCTGCGATCCACCCGTGCCGCCGATAACCTGCGGCCCAGCAACCCCCTGTTGGGTTGTTGGTGCTGGCGGAGTATTCGTGAGCGAATGCGTAGTTAGGTTCTGCTGGCCGGGTGCCCCGCCGGGGGTAATACCCGGCTGCGGGAATGGCGTGATGTTGCCACCGCCACCGGGCAGGACCGGCAGTTGCGGGGATCCCGGTGTATACGGCGTGATGCCGCCCGGACCGCCTGATCCCGGAGGCCCGATGCTTCGTCCGATTTGGTACTGCTCGAACTCCTCTGCGGCTTGTTCGAGCTTATGCGCGCTTGCCCCCATCGACTCGCGCATGAGCTTCGCGGTGCCGCCACGAGACGGGGCGAACGCTTTGCCGACTTTCCAGTACGGGACGTTCGAGGCCGCCGTCTTGACAGCGCGTCCGATCTTTACCGTTCCCCGAAAGAGAGCGGTTCCGGGAAGTGAAGTCGCGATGTCTGTATACCGGATCGTCGGTTCAAGTACGGCTCCGATACCACGCATAATCGGACTTCCGGTCTTTGCGCCACGCATTGAGACCGATGCCGCCGACGCAGCCGGGAGATAGGTGAGTGGGTCATACGCGGTATCGGTATATGCATGCCATGCGGATTCGGCGATACCGGGCCAGTTCTCTTCATCCGGGAGATCGGCAATAACCTGCTCCCAGACAGCGATACTTCCGTCCTCTTTGTAGATCTTCCCGATATCCTTATCGGACAGCTTCGCAGCCACCCAGAGTGGGTCGAGTAACACCCCACCGATTCCGGTCGACCTGAGCGCAGCAAAGATCATCGCTGCCTTAGCGGTGTTCCCAGTTGCCATCTCGCCAAGCAGGGTTCCGCCGAGGCGGCGGCCGAGCTGAGACCGCCCGAGGTCGGAGAGCGAGAAGTATGTCCCCAACCCATCCATGATTGGGGATACGATGTTCGAGATCACCCACTCTTTCTTGGACTGTGGCGGCTCGACGCCGTACAGGATATACGCCAATGCCTCATAGTCAGAGACTTCGCTCTTCGCTTCATCAAGTTTTGTTTCGAGCGCCTGGATCTGGTTTGAAAGCGCGTCGCTGTCAATGAGCTGCCCGTCTTTATCGAACGTTCGCCCAGAGTCGTTATAGAGCGCATCGAGTTGTGACGAGAAGAGCGTGACATCGTTTTCGGCGTCAGTCTTGATCTCGTTAAGCAAGTCAATCGGGAGGGCGTTCTGCCACTTCTTAATGTCCTCGTCGGACGGGTCCGAGAGATCCGGAAGCGGATCAACGGCAACGGGCGTTCCGTCTGGGTTGACTATCCCGTTGCCAAGAAGCTGCTGGAAAAACTGAGACGGGACTGGAAGCCACGCCGATTTATCCGGAAGGTAGATATATTTCTTCTCTTCGCCTTCGCCGAACTGGTAATTCAAAAGATCCTGCGGAAGATCGTCATACGAAATCATGTACTGCGGAAGGACTGACTCCTGAACATCGGGGAGCGTGTCTGGGACGGCTGGGCCAGCGAATGATCCCGGAGGAATGCGATATGGGTCTTTCGGGCGCGGCTTTGGCTGGGCCGTTTCCTTGGATCGTCCGGGAGGCGGGGCAATGGTGAGTGGATTCTGGGCGGATAGGCCACGGCTCACCGACGGAGCGAACGGGGCCGTCAATGCCGCGATGATCTCCGGGGGAAGTTGTTGTGCGGCCGCTGGGAAAGCTCCCGGAGATGGAGGCGCAGTTGGTGGGGTCCGCATCGGAGCGGTTCCGTCCGGCCCCCCAAGTGCGGCGTCCAGCAGGCCGCCAATGAAATCGTCAAAACCCATTGATTACCAGTATCTCCCGTACAAGATCTGCTGCGCGCGTTGCTTGGATGTCAATGCAGGAGTATACCCCCCAGACGAGGAATACCCACCACCGCCGACATAGCCAGCAAAATAGGCGGCCGGATCGACGAGCCGATAGCCTGCCTCCTGCGAGCTATCCGGGACACGAACTTCGAGATGGGTGTGCGGCGAATACATACCGCCGCTTGTCCCAAGAAACTGGCCAGCAACGACCCGGTCGCCGACATTGACCGCTGAACTGTATGTGTGGTCGTACAAGACTCGTGCGCCATCTGGCATCTCAAGCTCAATGCGGCCGACCCCGCCTGTTATGTGGTCATTCCGCCAGCATCCGACGCAGACAACGATGGCATCGCCGGGTGCGTAAAGCGACGATCCGAGTGGCTGCGGGACATCCATGCCAGTATGCTGCGATCCATTGAGACCGTACGATGTTCCGTAGCCATACAGCCCGTTCCCGGACGAGACACCGAAGTCATAACCCGGCTCTCCGTTCGGGAACATGGTGGCAAGCGCATTCCTTGCGCCCCCTCCCCCGCCACCGTATTGCTGAGATCCGCCGTTAAAGACGGCGAGATATTGCTCGATCCGAGAGCGGTACGCGCCAACATCGGTTCCATATCGGTCTGATACGCTGTAGTTGTTGTAGTTCCACCCGCTGAAATATGCTGCGGCAGCGTCGATCCAGTTGCCAGTGCCAATGTCCCGGTACCAGTTTGCGAGTTCTTGTGTGCCGTAATAGATATTCCCCTCAACGGTCGCGTTATAACCAGCATCGAAGTTTGCGACATTGGATCCAGCGCCGGTTTGCATGAGGCCGCAATAGCCGTCCTCGTTGCATCCGACCATGTTCCCCTCGGACTCAAGCATCATGACGGCCTTGACGAGATTTGGCGGAACATCAATGCCGAACTCGCGCTTCACGCGGTCAACGGCAGTGAGGATCTGGCTATTCCACCGGTCGACATTTGCGTACGCCCCGCCTCCGTTACCGATACTGGAGTTTCCCGTGCCGCCGGAAACCTGCTGCTGCTGGCGTGCCGCCCGTTCTGCGGCCTGATTCGCAAGGAACGAATCCATGTTGTACCTGCCAAGGAACTGAGACAGGCTCTCGCCGAACCCCTTGCTCTTGTAGTTGTAGTACGCGGAGGACTGCGGTCGGCCAAGCCCAGACGTGACCGGACCAGACGGTTGGCGCGGTGCCTGAACCGGCCCGAACATGCCGCGTGCTCCGGACGTCATTTCATTGATCGCCCGCAATGATGGTCCGCTTAACTTGCTTATGAACGAACTTGGCTCGCGTGGTGCCGATATCTGTGGTATCGACGCAACTGGCGGCATGTTCTGCCGCATTTGCGCCTGCGACGATGGGGCGAGCCGCTTCCATGGACCGACACTCGCCCCATCATTCCATGGTGTTCTGGTGATTTGCCGCCCTAGAGGAGCCACTGCAATTTCCCTCCACCATAGAGGGATTGCGACTCCCCGCGCTCACGAGGTGTCATGGACTTATATCGGTTTGCGAAGAAGTGCGGACTAAGTGTGTCGAGGAAGTCCTTGAACACCATAGATGGATTGCGCGAGAACGCCGTCTGGTAGCCGCCGTAAACATCGCTATATTGCGACTGGACCCAGCGCGAGAAAGGGCTCTCTCCGCCAGCCCATGGGGATGTCCAGAGGGTATAGAGCGCCTCCGGCTTATTCTCAAGATAGCCTCCGGGGCCGCCGATCGTCGGCGTATTAATCCAGTCGCGGTCTCCGCCATAGTTCGTATTCCAGTTGAAATACGAGTATGGCGAGGTCTCGAACGGTGCCCCTTGTGGGTTCCACCGGGGGATCGAATAGTCCCCCGGTAGAAACATTCCGCTGTTTGGGAAATTGTAGGCCATCGTCTATCTCCTAGTGCGGACCCCACCCGCCACCGGTGCTGTAGTTTGTCGCGTCCCGGCCAGTCTGCTGCCCCTGCACAACCGGCATCGGGGCGATATTCGTTGCGTACCCCAACCCGCGCATCAGGTAGGCGAGTGGGTTCTCGGAGTTGTCGTTGACGTTCATCATGAAGTTATTCATGAGGTTGTTCAGCGTTGCATTCGTAATCATCGACTGCAACGGCGACATGCCAAGCGACAAGATCGGGTCGAGCATCGAAGAGAGCGCATCGAACATCGCGCCATACGCGCCCATTCCGGACTGCTCACGTGACGCGCCGCTCGCCGACGCCCCCTGCATGAGCAGGTTGTAGATACCGGACTGATTGTTCCCGAGCGCACTTGCGATTCGGCTCAGAGCTGAGCCAACATCCGGAAGCGACCCGCCCGGAGTCATGTAGTTTTTCATCATATCGGCAATGAAGTTGTACCCCTCAGAGCCGGTTGTCGTGTTCGCCCCGCCAAGCTGCGGGTTGAACAAGAGCTGCGTATTCTCGTCTGCTAGCGCGCTGACAAGCGGGGACATGAAGTTTGCGAACGCCGGGTTGTTCGCGCTCTTCCCGCCCGTGACCTGCTGAAGGATTCGCATCGGGTATTCGAGACCGCGCATCACATCGGTTTCGGTAAGATCCTTCGTCCAGCCGTAGAGGTTGCCGATCCCGGATTCGTTCGGGCTGGAACCGCCGGATCCACCGATCCCGCTACCGCCGCCAGACCCGCCACCAATGCTGTTGCCACCGCCAGTAGCGCTTCCTGTCTGATAATTGCCGGTTGATCCTGTTGGACGTGCCATCTCTCTTCCTCTCTGTGCGACTGCTCCGTTCCTTGATGCGGGTGCATACAATGGCGGATATGTCCTTCCCGACGGGCTTAATCCGGGCGATTGGCTTGCGACCGGGGAGTACGTACTTTTAACCGTCCCGTTTGAGTAAACAGTGTAAACGTAATTCCCGGATCGGTACGTGCGAAGAATCGTCGGAGGACGATATCCGCTTGATCCCCCCTGCGACCCAATCGAGCTACCGGGGGTGTATGTGTTCCGCGTTGACGTAGAGAGCGTTGGGTTTCTCTGACTGCCCGACCCACCGCCCGTGACACTTCCAACAATTCCGAGTGGCATAGCGCGATCCTCTCGCTCAGATTAGAGACCCTGTAACGGCGACGGACCCGATGGACCGGGCGGCCGACCCGTTGGCCCCGACGGACCAAGGCCGATGGACGGAAGATCAATCGCGCTCGTTCCCGGTCCGGGAGGAGGCCCCATGCCGCCGAATCCGCCCGGAGGTTGTGGGAGTCCGCCACCGCCAGGCCCACTGCCACTCGCCATAATAAAGGCGGCGGCAACGGGATCGCGGTCCGCGATTTCGCGTAACGATAGCCCCTTCTGCACCTGTTCGTCCATAAGCATTTTCTCGTAGCGAATCTGCTCGAAGACGGCATCGGGATCCGGGTGGCCGCGAAGCTCGATTGCCTCGCGTGCGGACATGGCATTTTGGTGCATCCACGTCGATACCGCCGATCCCAACGGGCCAAGGTTTTGCAGTCGGAGATGGCGCATATCGGAGAAGACGGTTGTCCCGGCTGCGCGAACGGTCTCCCGGCTTACGAGCCGCGCCGACTGTCCGGAACGCCGTTTGATCTTCCGGTCGGGGACCATGAACGCTCCGTATCCGGATGGGGCGCTGTCAGATGGGACCATGTAGCCCCAGTCGCGGATCATCTTAAGGCGCATGCTTGCGCGCTCGGAGTAGTACGCCGACAACGCCGTAACCCATGGGGCGACTTTATCGCGCCCTGATTCATAGGCTCCCTCCATGGCATTCCCGGATTGGTTCGCCGATTCGAACAGGCCAAAGAATGATTTCGGCATGGCGTTCGCGGCCTCGTCCTGCATGATCTGGTTCAGCGCCGGACCGAAGAGCGAGTTTACGGCTGGGCTGGTCAGGAGCATGGTGATGCGCTCGTGGCCGAGCTTGGCCTTGAGTGTTGCGCCCGGTCCGTATGTTCCGAGATCGTCACCGGAGACCTCGGCAAGTTCGTCTTGTTCGATCAAGAAGGCCGGATCCGATGCATACCGGAGAACCTTCATGAGATCGGAGATCACTTGTTCTTTGTATTCATTCAGGTTCTGGCGGAAATGGAACCACGAGACGTTCTTGAGATGCTGTCGCTCATTCCCGGATGTCGTCTGCTGTGGCGGGGCAGGCCACCCCGGACCGGCCGGGGGAAGCTCAAGATCGCTAACCAATGCCGACGAAATACCTTGTGGCTCACCGACGCCCGAACCGCGAACGACATATGGCACAAACCCGTATTTATGCGCGACTGGTCCGAGCACAAGATCGTCGTCGACGAAGACGGCGAACCACCATCGGTCGCAGAAGGTCTTCACATTGACCCGATCGGTGATCTGGTAGCGGACGTAGTCGTCTTTCTTGGTCTCGGTGTTGTAGACCGCCTTGGTCCGCTTGAGCAGGCGCGACTTAAGATTGCGCTCGTATGACCCGAAGTCGGCAATAACATTCGCAATCGTGTCGGCGTAGCTTCGTGTGACCTGCCGGGTTCCGTGATCATCCCATGATGGGTACGTTGTTTCTGGCGAAAGAAGACGTTCACAGAAAAGCGGCTCATCGCCCGATAGATTTAAATATTGCTGCGAAATAACGTATCCCGTGACAACGAGATACGTGGCCGCATCCATCTTATATTCGCCGTTTCCGGCATTTGTGTACTCCTGCATCGACTGGCGATCCCAGTGATAGAGTGCGTTTTCCAGCAATTGCGCGTCGTCTTCTTTGACCGGGTCCATCCACGGGACTTCGTACATGGGGTCGATCGTGCCAATCATGGCGATAACCGCGCGCGCCTCGTCCGATGCCGTGGTGCTGAGATACGCCCGATCCTGATTGTCCCGAATGTTGAAGTCGCTGAATACCGTTCGCCGTTGCTGGTGATAGAGGACAAGGTCGGAGTAAATCCGGTCTCTTGTCTTTTGCCAGAACGCCTCGTCCATGCCGATCTGTTCGAGCATCTCGGCCTCGGTCGGCTTCGGGGGCGGGGTGAACCAGTTCGGATACACGACGGTATGGTCGAGGTCGATGAGGTTATCGAACGCGATCAGCCAATCCGGATTCAGCGAGAGTCCGGTCCGGATCCGCTCGATCATGTCCTTCGGGATAACCGAGAGTACCGCCGATGCTGCCTCTTCGCCCTGCTCCTGAATCATGAGTTGAAGGAGTGCCCAGAAGTCTCCGATCGGGTCTGGCGGACCTTCAGGAAGCGGGGGAGGACCCATCATTTGCGGGTCCATGCCGCCCATCGTGGCCATAGGATCGCCGCCGGGAACGCCTGATCCCGGACCCATCGGCTGAGGCGGGAGTTTTTCCGGTGACGGGGCGGCACCGGGGAGCATCGTCCCCGGACCACCGGGCATTCCCGTTGGCGGCTCTGGGAGGCCGGGAACCGGCGTTCCGAGCGGCATGGGGTTCAGCATTGGGTTTTGGGGCGGAAGAAAACTCATTCGTATGTCCCGCTACTGGTCTTGGAGACGGATGCTCCCTTGCCGAATCCGTCAAGCACATTGAGGTTGACTGCTGCGAATTCTAACGCAGTCCGGCGATGCGACCAGATGTCGTGTTTTGCCGTCCTCGCCTCGGTCACGCGCGGAGTCGACGTATCCTCCCAGCGCGATCGTTGCAGTGCGAGTACCGTTCGCCGGACTTGGTCGTTCGGGTTGAATTGCATGGTACGCAAGCGCTGCATAAGCGAGTGTCGCCGCCCCATATACTCGTTAACTTCTTTCTTCCAGTTGATTTTCACGGCGTACACGTTTGGGAGGCCCGATTTCGGGTGAAGCCGTTCGTTGTGCTGCCGCCACCAGCGCATCATGACTTCGTAGAACGAGTCGCCGATTACCGCGTGTTCGCGGTACCCGTACGGATCGCCAAAGATGAATGAGGGCTGGGGTTGATTGCGCACCCATTCGAGTATGCGCTCGTCGGCCAGCGAGAAGTGAAACTCTGGATGCTTTTCCGGGTAGGCTCCCGCGATGATTGCCGCGACAAAGTCGGCCGGCCGCCGTTCGGTAATCTCGTAGGAATTAAGCAGGATGTCCGGCATGCCGGGACGCCATGCGATCCAGTGAAGCGCCGTTTCGTCGGCGAGACCGGGGTCGATCCCGATGACAAGGCGCGCACCGGGGAGATCGGCGATCTGGACCTCTTCGTCGAGATATTCGATGAACTCGGCGTCGGGATACATAGGATCGCCGATGTCCGCATAGGGGTCGCGCAGGATCTCCGCCCGGAACCCGTTGGTATTATCCCCGTATCGCTTCCTTTGCTCGTCGACCCAGAGTTCGTCGTGGAACGGATGCATCCAGTAGTCGAGTTCAAGGAGGGCAGACGGGTTTTCCCGGCGGATCATGTCCTGATACGCGATAAATCCCTCGCCGTACTTGGCCGATTCGGACGAAAGACAGATTACATGCGTCGCCGTGGACTGTAAAGCGGTCATGAGCTGCTTGAACTTGTCAATAAATGCCGCTTCGTCGACCAAAGCAAGCCATGAACGGCCACCACGGCCGGTTCGCTCGCTCGTAGCCTCGCCCGAGATCTGGTTTCGTGAGTTTGGGCTGGTAATCAGGCGGAGTTTCCGGTGATCCGTCCGGTTCCACCCCGCTGGGCGCATCCATGCCGGGACTGTGACGTTGTAATCGTTCTCTTCGAGCTGAGATGTAACCCGCTCAAGGATGGAATCCATGTTTCCGAGCTGATCGACAAGGTCCGACATGCGCGAAACGAACTTTGTATGGCTCGGATCCTTGAAAAGGTACGCCCAGAGCGCGAAACGGCAGCAGGTATCGGTCACGCCCATGTCTCGGGACTTAGAAATCGCCCCGTTTCCGTCCAATCCGGTTGAATTTACCCGCTCGAAGAGCCAATCAATGAGTCTGAGCTGGAACGGGAAGGGGATAAACGGGAGCCATCCACCGGAACTCGGGTTGTACCACGGGAAATTCTGCAGTTGATCGTCCCGATACTCAAAAATATTCGTCCAGACGGCAATAAAATACTTCGGATCGTCAATACACCGTGCGATTTCGAGCGCGCGCTCGCGGTGCATGTCCATACCGGGGGTCAAACCTTCGGTATCGCGGACACGCTTGGCACGATACCGGACAAGCTCGGTGCCATAGGAGATATAGTCCTGCTGGCACCGCTTCATTTCATCGAATGTCGGCGTGTCCGACCCGTAAAGCGGCTGCGGGATTGATGGAACAACGTTCAGGTCAATCAAGTTTCCTGAAATCGACGTCCACTGCTCCGGGAGCGACTTGAATCTCGTCATAGTCCACCTGTGCTTCGAGCGCCTTGCGGCCACTCTCCATAAGACTCTTGATCTCATCGTCGTCGTGATACAGCTCAAGCAGGCGGTTTCGGTCAACAGTCGCCGAACGCTGGGCATCGAGTGGGTTTCTCGTTCCGATCGGACTAAATCCCGCCAGATGCATGGTCTCGATGGCAAGCTTTGTTGCTGCGCCGTCAAGCTTCTTCCCGTTCGATGCGTCGACCAGCATCTCGTTGATATGGCGGGAAGCACGGACCCCGGCAACAAGCAGGTTGCTGAGCATCTCGACCTTCATGCCGGGGGCGATCGTGGCCAATAGGCTATTCGCCCGTTGATGCCAGTCGTGTGCGCGGGACCATTCGCTGATCGTGTCTGGACGCAGATCGTAGCCAAACAGCTCTTTGCACAGCGCCGCCGTCGCCTTTGGGCTTCTCCCCGCCTCGACGTACCAGACTTCGAAGACGCGGTTCCGGTCTTCCGGGGAGAGAATTGGGTCACGTAGGAGTGGCACGGACGGGCGTCCTTCTTTCTTTTAGCCTCATATCACATTATGAGCATACTGCGATACGCCGGAAAAGATCATGTGTAATGCATCGTTATCTGCAAAGACACATCGGAACGTATCGTAGCACGGCTTGGGCACTCGCCATATGGGTAGGTTGTTTTTGCTTGCATTTGTGCAATACTTGTGGTTCAGGTCCCCATTCGGGACGAACACGAACCACCAACCCAAGAACGATCTCATCACACAACGCCCCGGAGATGCGAGGGACACCCGGCCGGGTCTCTTCATGTTCTTTTTTCTGGCGTCAGCCGCGCCAGCAGCAATGCAAACCTTGATGGAGGCGGGGAGTTGGGGTTGTGGCAACCCAACGGGGGCAGGAGTGTGCCTGCGCTGCACTGTGTTTTCTTTTTGTGTTTTCGCCAAGAAAACAAAGAAGATCGTATCGGCGCATGAGAAGCGGTTATAGATGCGTTATATCGGCGGTGTGACACACTCGCTCACTTCCAGTCACTCAGCACCAGAAAGACCTACCCGCGCATCCGCCTTGACGGATACACGGGTTAGGTGAATGGGTTAGTCGGTGAGTGTGATACCACCGCTGCCGGATACCACACTCACCATAGCGTCACTCTCCGAGCGCGGCCGCAAGCTCAGCGTATTGCTTCGCGCTGATCTCTCCGCGTTGGAATGCTGCCAATCCCATGTCCAGTGCCGCGTTGATCGCATCAGCTGATGACGCTACCGGGGCGACATACTCCAGAACATCATCGACGTGAAGCGCGATCGTCTCGCATCCGAGTACCGAACGGACCCGGAACGCGCCATTGACTCCGCTTGGCGTGCAGTTAGGGCAATGGTCCGTTGCGTACTTGACCATCCATTCCGCCGCCCCAGCGTTGCCACGCGATCCGGCGCACAACCATGAGACGTTGTGGCCACACTTAGCACATGGCGCATTGTTCAGCGCGACTGAGTAGGCGTCATCCGCTTTCTTGCCTGGTTTCTGCGTGGCCACACGATGGATAACCGCCTTAGCAGTCTTGACGTTCGCGGGAACTTCAGTCGCGTTCGCCTTAGTCGTGGACATGATCGTTACTCCTCCGCGCCATGTGGCGCTGTGACTCGTCCGGCGGTAAGTTCCGCCATGCATCCATTGTCGCATGGTCCGTGACATGGCTTTTTTCCGGCCGCATATAAGGAAGAAGCCGCCCAGCACTGCCATATGAGACATCCCGCCGGTAGGTTTGGCCAAACACCACATGTCCCGCTGTCCCGTTTCGCGTATTGGCGATTCCTACGAATCCACGTTATCTACGACGCGCGCGCACGGTCGTGGTTGTGCGACCGCACGTCGTACACGCGCACGATCGTGTGACCACGCGCCCGGCCGCGCGCACGCTCGCGCCATTGTTTGCCGTGTCACGGCCAGTGCTAGGCTAGTTGCAGGCCGCTCCGGACGTTCCGGGCCGCGGCTCAGTCAAGCGCGCCCGATTGGGCGAAGGAGTACGATCATGTCCACGAAGAAGAACATGTCTGCGTTCGGCGAACTCGGGAACGTCGGCGAAGCGCTCTTCAAGGGACTCGGCCAGCAGTACATGCAGGATCGGGCGGAATTCTCGATGCGCATCGGGAGCAGCGTGACCGCATTGCAGATGGCGGACTGGGCCGAGGTCGCCTCAATCGCCATGATTGCATCCATTCTCCCGACGCCAGACCGATCGGCGATGGAAGACATCGTCAACGCGGGTATGCTCGTCGATCATCTTCCTGTCGCCCTTGGCGATCACCGAATCAAGGAGGCGCTTATCGGCTAATCACGCAACACGTGTCCGTTGTTCTTCGGGTGGAGCACAGCGCTCCACCCGTTTTGTTGTACGGAGGAACGAATCCATGACACGCGAAACAAACAACACGTTCAGTGCCAGCGAGCAGGACATTATCCGTAACTTCCTGATCGGCGAGGGCATCATCGACGATTGGCGAGTTCGTGAAGTCCGACTCACGATCGTGATGCCCGGCGACGAGATGAGCATCGACGAGGCGGCCGAGTACATCAAGGCGCATTACCCGAACTACGAGATCACTCAGATGGGAGCTGTCGACATGTCCCTTGGCGAGTTCGTGAAGTCCGACGGTAACGACGACACGATCATCGAGATCCCCTCACTCGGGGTTGCGGTCAGCAACGAGATGATGGCACTCGTCCAGTCAGTGCTCAATGAAATCAACGACCGATGCAATGGCGTTGACGAGGATCTCAACGGGAATCTGCAATGGCGGGTCAGCGCACTTACGTCCGCGCTAAGCAAGGGCATGCTCACTGAGATGGAGTTCAAGATCGAGCTTGACGGAATTCTCGATGAGATGAACCTGGTATTCCTCGATCGCGCACTCAAGGAAGCCGAGCATATCCGGGACAGCCAACCTGCTATCGAGTCGGTCTCATCCGGCGAGTATGTGTTCGATGTGTTCTCGTCCTTCGCGGACAACATCACCGGCACGCTCTCATGGTTCGGCTATGACCCTGTGTCACTGCCCGACGGCATGGATGATGTCGCCTTTGACTGCTGGGTAAAGCCCTACCCCGAGGGTGTGTTTGGCGTTGTCCAGTACACCGAGGATGGGATGCTCTTGTTCTACCGAATCCAACCGGACATCTCGGCTATCTACGGCAACATGACGACGATGCGGCGGGGTCCGAGGGTTGTCGCCTCATGCCATCATGCCGACATGGACTTCAGGGCGCTGGTCGATGAGGTCTCACCCGTCGGATCGTTCGGGAGAAAGGAGATCGTGCAATGCGGATAGGCTGATACCGAATCTTCGTAACACCGGTGCATGCGGGATGGTCCTGTGTGCATCGGTGTTTTTTTGTGTTACGAAAGGACAACACAGTGGTACAACGAACCGACGTTGGTAACGAGCGGGCCGATCGCGTGGCCAACGCGATTGATACCGTCGTACGAATGATGAAGGAATTCAAGGCTGGCGGCAGGCCGGAGATCGAGTTGCGCGACGAAGAGAACGTGGCAATCGCCGGTCTCATCCTTGAGATTGCCCTGCTGAATGAAGAAGTTTGCGAGCTCGAACGAGCGCTCTCCACAGTCGTCAACGCATTGAACTCCACGTTTCACCTGCTGCCGTACGAAACGAATCAGGACATCATCCATACGGTCAAGAAGTCCTTCGGTGAAAGCCGAATCCTTGAAGTATCAGACTTCGAGGTACCGAGAGAGGGGAACGGGTATGAGTAGTATGACGACGATCAACATGTCGTGGGTCGGTGGGTACGATGGCATGATAAGGCATGATCCCAAGACATCGCGCGCCACATGGATGCTCACGAGAGATCAGCCTCATGGGGTTGACGTACTCGCCGAGGGCGAAGAAGCCGATGACCTCAGCGCGTTTCGTCAGCTCATCGACGCGTATGCAAGTGCGTCAAGCATTGGAGCGGCACGTGATGACGAGTGATCGCGAATTGGAGTGCATCGAGCGTCTCGTCTGGCAGTTCGGCTGCCAGTCAATGTGTGGAGAAGACCGCGTCATCAGCACATGCGGTCTTGGCGCGCTCGAAGATGCGTTTGATGTGCTCGGATGGGAGGATCCGCACATCGTCACAGGGGGCGGATGCGATTGGCCCGGATGCAACGATTGGACGTGTTGCGGACTGCCAACTCCCGACGGGTACAAGCGGCTTTGCTCTCGTCATTACGAAGAGATGGCGAGGATCATCCAAGAAACGGAGGATAGAACGTGACACGATACGATGACATTGATGCGTTGCTCATCTGCAACCGGGAGTTTTCCCGTGAGCTTCGCAAGCGTGACAGGGAGGAAGCATGAACGAGCGGTCATCAATTCCACTCATCATGATGATGATATCGGAAAGCAAGCTCGCCCTCGTCGGACTCTTGAACCGGCGTGACCTCGAAGGGCACATCACTGAGCGTGACATGGGGCGTGTCCGTCATGCAATAGATCGCATCAATGAGATTGAGCGGACAGTTGTTCCGATCATCCAGAGATACGGAACAGAGGACGACCTCGATGATGAGTCGGTCAGCCTGCTTATCACATCCATCGAGGAGATGTCAGATATCGCTGGGCTGGGGTCCAGTGTTGCCGACAGGGCGGCGACATCAGTCTACGAAACAGCCATTCGCAAGGCATACCGGAGGAAGCGAAGTGACTAACAACGAGTCGCTTGACGATCTCTTTGCAAGTATCTCTGACCTGTTGTCAATGGGAGCTGGCAAAGAGTCAGCCGAACCAACATCATCTATCGGAATCATCCAGCATCCGTGGCTTTGTGTCGACGATGACGGAGTGCCGGTCATCCTTGGTGAGATCTTTGCATCGTTCATGCCGTCTGATCTCTTTGCTGCGATGAGCGATGAGGCGCGGAGTGCACGAGCGGACATCATGGACTACCTCTCGTCCGACCTGTTGGGTGACAATCTCCACCGGAGGACATCGGGGAAGATAGCGAAGGCAATCACCGGACGCGATCCAGAAACCGGAGAAGAACTCGCTCGGTTTCTTGCTCGGCTCGTCATGGTCGCCGCACTTATGGCACAGATCGCTACGCTCAAGTCACTCGGGCCTGACGGAACTGGTATGTTCGTGTCGCCATCATCGCTCTCGTTGGCGAATCACGCGAACGCCATAGCGAAAGCAGCATACGCGCTGGGTGGTCCAGTTCGCGCGGAGTGGGTAAGTACCAAGGGAGGGGATTCCTAGTATGAAACAGAAATCAGCCGACGCTTCTGTTTCGATAATGATTATCATGTCACTGCTTGATCGTGATGCCGTGTTGCCAACTGAGCACATCTCCATCGAAACGATCGAGCAGTACGGCTATGCGTGGATGTCAAGGCATTCACGGGAATGGCCAGCCGTTGCCGAGGATCCAAGACTCGATGTGACGGACATGATCTCACGTCTTCTGCCAAATGGACTGTCCGCTATCGACGATCTTGTCGATGGCCTGCTCTCAGTTGCGATGTCGATACTCGACACCATTGAGTACACACAGTCCACGCTTGGGCTGATGAACATGCTCAACGGGAGCTTGGACATGGCCGACATCAGTATCGTTAACCCGGTACGCCAGCTTGTCTCTCATGTGCCGAAAGATCGCATGGATGGCGTCAAGGCGGTCGGCGAACACATTGCGCAGTCACGGGTACCGGAGTTCCAGATGGAGGTCGATCACATGATGGCCATCATCTCTGCTATCCGCGTGCTGTGCATTATCAAGGATGTATCGGAACTCAATCCGATCTCGGTCAACCGGGGTCAGAGTACCGCCATCCTGAATGAGATCTTCGAGAACGGGAGTGTGCCGATGAGCGATTCGAAGGTCGACATCAGCACATTGCTTGATGAGGATGGGAACTACCGGTATGCAGATCGTGAACCACACGATCAGGAGGATGAGCCTACGGATAGCAAGTAGTAACAGTGTTTACGTTCGTCGATTCGAGAACAGGAGATCACACACCAATGAACAACGAGACAGTCGCCGTGGTTGAAGAGCGCGCATTCCCCGCCAACGTTGCGGACTTCGATGCAAAGAAGGTGCTCGGTCCACAGGAAATCACCGTGCTCGACATCATGCTTTCTGGGATCACCCAGTACATGAACACGAACCTCGATGCCCAGCTTGCGCCGATCATGCGGGATGTCGAAGAGCGTATTGCGGCACTCTCCAATGTTGTGTCGGCTACCGCCCCGCTTCTCCTTTCCTACAACGGGAAGGAGACGGAGATCGGTGTCCGGCATACCAAGCTCGAACTCTTGCTCAAGGTCATGAGCACACGTCAGCCAGCACTCATCGTGGGACCGGCCGGTACCGGCAAGACCCATGCTGCGTGGCAAGTGTCCGAAGCATTCTCTGTCCCGTTCTTCTCCATGTCTGTTGGCGCACAGACGAGCAAGACGGATCTCGTCGGGTACATGTCGCCCATGGGGCGCTACATGACGACGGCATTCCGGGATGCCTACGAAGGGGGCGGCCTCTTCCTCATGGATGAGATTGATGCCGGTAACCCGAACGTACTCATCATCGTGAACCAAGCACTCGCTGCGAAGCAGGCTCCATTCCCTGATGGGATGGTTGACCGGCACGATGACTTCATGTTTGTCGCAACGGCAAACACCTTTGGCCTCGGGGCGAATCGCCAGTATGTTGGCCGCAATCAGCTCGATGCGGCGACACTCGATCGGTTCATCACCGTCGAATGGCCGGTTGATGAGCAGCTTGAGGGGATGCTTGTCTCTCGGTACACCGATGGGGAGAGATGGCACAGGGTGGTCAAGGCAGTCCGATCACATGCGGACAATGCCGGTGTCCGTGTGGTTGTCTCCCCTCGTATGACCATCCGTGGGGCGATGCTCCTTGATCTCGGAATAGAGATCCGATCGGTCATCGAGATGGCCATGCCACGGGCTGACCATGATTCATGGGCACAGATGGTTGACGTTGCGCTGAATGCGTGGGGTGCGTAATGACAACAACAATGTTCTCATCCATCACACCAAACATGGTGAGTGGTGCGAGGATCGACAGCCAGACAGGCGTACTCGTTGGCGAGTGTACGGAACGTGTCACTGAAACATTCCCGCTCGTTCATAGTACGGGTATTGCACTTGCCGCACCGTCCGTAGCGTCACTCTTGATGTACGTCAAGCGGGCAATGCCAAGTCCGAGTCGCGAGAAGGCATCCTCGAAGGAGGGATCGAGCGATGGGTTCTATTCCTTCGATTCATACGAAGATGCGTGGGACACGTTCGCGCATCGGCCCTATGAACTCGCGGTATTCAGGGAGGCGGACAGCATGATCCGCATCTTCGACACCCCTGGTATCGAGATTGACTTCGATGTTGTCGGAGATGATCTGGACATGGGCCGGTTTCTTGAGGGGGACCCGCTCTGCTATTCGCACATGGTCATGGGGAATAGCACGAATGTCGTGGCAACGCTTTATGTCAGCACATCGGCACCGTACTGGGTGGGTAAGTCGGCATTCGCTGCGAAGGTGGCGCGTATCTGTCGGCTTTGTGACTGGCTGGAAACGAACCGTGTCCGAACGAGGATCATCGCCATCGAGGCGAATCAATGCGGACTAATCGAAGTCACGGTCAAGGACTTCGCAGATCCCATGTACCTGCCGAACGTTGCGGTCGTTGCGCATGGAGATTTCCTGAGACGGATCATCTTCAGGGTGAACGAGCACTCGAAGACATGGCAGCACGGCTATGGCACAGCGATAAATCTTGGCGACAAGAATCACTTCAAGTCACGGCCGTCGTACGGGGAGATCACGTTCATCATCGACCAGCCGACTGATGTTGATTCGGTCAACGCTGCATTCGATGAGGCTGAAGCGAAAACCGAATCGGTTATTCCGGATATCAACAACGGCCTCTTCAACAGCCGGTCCGACTGGCCGCTGATTGCCGTAAAGGGGTATGGAAAGTGAGCGAGAACGGAACTGCGTCTGAGTTTCTGGCCATGTCGGGCGACTCCTTCATGGAGGCGATCCACATGATCCGGTCTGAGCTGGATCTGATTAAGAACCAGTACTTCTTCGCCGACGGGAACTACTTCTTCAACATGCCGTCGCATGGGAACAAGCCGTCGATAGTCGTTGCCGATGCAGCGGAACGAACCGCCCACTTCGTCGACCGCGATGGCCTCTGCCAAGAGATCACCGGGGTCGAGAAGGTGATCCCGGATAAAGGCCCTGCGTACTTACAGTTTCGTACTGGCGCAGCGTCACTCGTTAGCGATCGACAGGCTGCTCTGGTTCGACTGGTTCAGCCATACACGAACTATGCACTTGCCGTTCCGGAAACGTCACATGCCGGGGTGCTTGGTGCTCCAGTGTTGAGCGGATCCGGTCCGCCTGCGCGGATCATCAGCAGGGAGCGGGCGATAGCTACCGCAATCGAGAACATCGCGATTGTCTATGCATCCTCATCGCGCAAGGAGAACATCCAGGAATTCGTCTTGGCGGTTGACTTCTGGTTCGACCGCTTTATGAAAAGCCTTGGAGATAAAGCGGGCATGGTTCTCTCGCTGTACGAACGGCACTGCTTAATGATGACAGACATCAGCGGCCTCACTTCGTACAGCGAGCCCTTGGCGATCACCCAGAAGAACCCGAATACGTACCTCTACGGGACATCCAAAGGTTCGGACAACGAACGAAACAGCTACATGATCTCGCCGATTCAGATTGGTGATGGGGCAGAGCTGATTATTACTCCGCTCCCGCACCTCTGGGTACTTCGGCTGCCGAAGCATTGGTGGGAAAGTGAGACGTCATTCGCGAGAAGCGACAGTCGCTCGCGAACGCTCTACACGAAAGGACGCAAGTTCTGCGACGTACACATCCCGATAAAGCACTACTCCGGGATTGACACGTATCTCCTCGCTGCAACATTCGGGTTCAATTACGGTATCGACCAAAGACTTGAGTTTGCATACGCGGCGAGCGACTGGGTCGATCATCATGTATCGTGGATGACGGGCAACCCATGGATGGGCGACGGTGGGCCGTACGATCCAGTGAAAATATCCCCGTATGTCCAACCAGCATATCGCTACGATGCCCCGCCGCTCTGTGGATCCTATGCGCAAGGCACTCGTGCGTGGCCATGGTACATGAGAAGCGGGAAAGAGCGAATTGGCTACCCTGATTTCGCGAAGGTGCAGGGCCGAAACGGGATGAACACCGTAGCGACGTCGGAGAAGGTGCGATGGATGGCGATGGACTACATGGCCCAGCGCATCCAGCTCACCGGGTACCAGCCGTTCGACCATTCACTTGCGTGCTTTTACTACTTCGTATCACGAATGGGGGAGCACGATGTCCGCAGACTACTCGGCAGATGATTCTATGCAGCTCAGTATTCACGGATCTATTAGCGATTCCGGCGATGGGCTTGCACTCGTTTGTGGGCGATGTGGGAGGACGTCGCCCATCACGGCGGTTGGTTCCGTTCGTGTCTATGTTCACGCACTTGGCATCGTCATTGCATTTGATATCGCATACCTCTCGAAGGTCGGCGAGTTCAGTTTGCTCTGCGACGAATGCACGCAATCTACTGCGAAGGGCAGACCTCATGCAGTCGCAATGAGGTAGTCGTCCGTGGCAATTTTCGTTCTCGTGATGTTCAGTTTATTCATGTACCTGCTCTGGGCAGGAGGAGTGTTTTAGTATGGCCGGACGTTTCAACTTGAGTGATTACGTTGACACACAGACACGTATCACAGAATTCTGGACCAAGTGCTCCGACGAAGGGGACATCGGGTTCATCCACACCGAGGTCCTGACTGACCCGAACGTCGATATGTTCATCGTTGTTCGAGCAAGCGTTGGGTACTGGGTTGATGGGGAGCAGCGCATCATGGCAACAGGGATTGCGAGCGAGGTCCGCTCGTATCCGAACGACGGGACGAAGCATTTCGTCAATGAAACATCGTGGGTGGAGAACTGTGAAACTTCTGCTATCGGACGGGCATTCGCGAACTTTGGATACGCAACAACGGGAGCTGACCGTCCATCCCGAGAGGAGATGGCCAAGGTCCAGCGATACGAGGATGCGGCCCAGAATCAACGGCAGGCAGTCCCGCCTGAACAAGCGAGACCGGCGCAGCGTCCATCGGCAGGTGGTTCTGGCGGATACAATCGTCCGAAGCAGAGCGGTCCCATCCAAGTCGCAAACCCGAACGCTGAGCCGACCGAACGGCAGATCAAGATGATCCTTGAGATGGCAAAGGGCAACGAGGACAATCTGTCCATGGCGATGTTCGAGAAGATGTTCGCCGATCTCACCCGTGGTGAGGCGTCCGACATGATCGGCGAGTTGATGGATGCGCGGAACCGGGCATCTACTCGACCGAATCCAGCGCCACGAGCTTCTGACGAAGTGCTCGTCGACAATCACGAGTTCTAGCATGATGGTGGTGGGGTGCATACGTATGCACCCCACCACGCCACACAGGAGGCAGAATGGGGAAAAAGAACAAATTGCTCCGGGATGCATTCGTGATCGGGTATTGCGATACGAGCGACCCAAGTAACGAATGCTCGGTCCTCATGAGCGAGATGGCCCGAACGATCAACCAGCTCAACGGGTATATCTCTCGGTGCCGGATGCTGTCGTCCGAATTCGACATGGCCGACAAGGATATAGCCAAGTCATTCGCCAAAGGAGAGATATCGGCTATGGCGTCATACTGGATGCGTGGCGAGCTTGTCTACAAGCACCGTGAAAATCTCAGGGATGCGATCGACCCACTCCCTGAGCGGGGCAATCACTACGTCCGATGGATCCTTGAGCCAATGACCAGCGTTACCGAGGACGGAACCAATGGGCAAAGATAGTTTGTACGTTGAGTCATTCGCGAAAGGATACTGCGGCACATACGATACCGAAAACGAGTGCTCGCAAGTCATCATGGGCCTGTACCCAACAATGGCAAGCATCAGGAGATTCATCGAGCAATGCAAGGAGGGGTTCGAGGATATCAACCTCGAAGTTGGGAGCGTGAACATGGATGTGGCGATTGGGCTCATCTCGGTCGAGGATTTGCCCCGAAAGCTTGGTCAGGTGATAAGAAAGCACCGAAAGAAAATCATCTACCTGCCAATCCCGGTTCATGAGTCTGAGCAGGCAGAAGATCACTACGTCCGATGGATCCTTGAGCAAAGCAGCAACGAACAGGAGATCTCATGACCAGTGCCGATACGGATCGAATCTTTCGCGTTCGCGTCCAGTGCGATGTTCAGGTTCGCGCAAAGAGCCAAGGAGATGCAAGGGCGGTTGCCGAGGTCGCCGTTCGCGAGGCGTGTGAGTATCACCCACTCGTGATTCCGTCATCGCCGTTCGTGTTCGATGCGGATATAACCCGAAACAGTTTTCTGGCAGGGAAGCCAGCCCGTGTTGTCAACGAATAACCTACGCCAACGGCGAACAGATCGTACGTCAACGACTAACCTATGCCGGTTGAAATTTGGGGGCGGCTTGACACGGAGCCGTCCGAGCAGTACACGCGCACGCGCGCGCGGTACTAGTACTAGTACTAGTACTTTTTTCTCTAAGAGAAAAAAGAAAGTACTACCGCGCGCACGCGCGCAAGGAGCACCAGAATGGAATGGCTCGAAGCCGTTGGGATCCCGCATGATCATCTACCTCGTGGCGCAGATCGCCGAACTGGAAACATCAAGGCGACCTGCCCACGCTGTCACCGGAAGAACGCACTCAGCATCCACATGACCAAGCGTGTTTGGCTTTGCCATTACGCACCATGCGGTTGGTCAGGCGCAGCAGATAAATACGGCGCACGATCGAGCATGTTTGCAAGCAAGGCACGGCCGATACCTAAGCCGCTCGAAGAAACGGAGGGCGAATGGGGCGCACAGCCGATGGCGTCGTGGCGAGGGATCTCAACCAACACACTCGATGCGTACGGCGTAACGTTCACAGTCGATAGCCATGAGCCGATCTTTGAATACACGTTCCGTGGCAGCGTCACGAACACCAAGCGGCGATGGTCGAGCGCAGATGGCAAGAAGGGATTCAACGTCGAGGGCGGAAGCATTCTCATCCCCTTCGGGTATGACCAAGCAATGCACCGCCTTGACGAACTTGGCGAAAACGAAACCATGCAGCTTGTCATCACCGAGGGCGAGGTTGATGCGCTGAGTTGCATCGAGGCTGGCTGGACAGCGATCTCCATGCCCAACGGGGCGAACAAGAACTTCGACTGGGCGGAGAACGCCGAGCCGTTGCTGAGATCGCCAAAGGTTGAGATTGCTCTCGCAACAGACAACGACACGGCGGGGATCGCTATTGAGTCAGTGCTCGCCAATATGCTTGGCCGCCACCGGTGCTATCGGGTCGGGTACCCCGAAGGGTGCAAGGACGCCAACGAAACGCTTGTTCGTGATGGACTCGATGCGCTACGTGCTTGCCTGATTGGAACCGAGCCGTATCCTGTCGCCGGGATTATCCAGCCGCGGTCGATTTACCGGGACCTCGAAGGCTTGTACCACGGGACGAATACGCTTCTCCCCAAGGAGACTGGGTTCCCGTATCTCGATGCGCAATGGCTCTTCGTCGAGGGACAGACCACGCTCTTCTACGGCGTACCTGGCGCAGGGAAATCAGAGTTCGTGGATAGTCTGGTCGTTAGTCTCTGCCGAAGGCACAACCTGAAGGCGGCGGTATTTAGCCCGGAGTACTATCCGCCTGAGCGATACATGGTCAAGTGGGTCGAGAAGTACAGCGGCAAGAACTTCTTCTTTGGCGACAACAGAATCGACGAGCGAGAGTTACCGGGATATGCGCAGTGGGTCGACAACCACATGAGCATTCTGATGCCAGAAGAATTCTCTGTCGATTCGATCATCGAACTCGCCGACGTCGAGGCGTATCGAAACCAGATAAGCATTCTGGTGATTGACAACTGGTCCGCCATCGTGCAGGACAATGACCGGATCACGGAAACCAAGTGGATTGGGCAGGAGCTAACCAAGCTTCAGACATGGGGCCGGAATCATCAGTGCGCAATCTTTATTGTCAATCACCCAACGAAGATGCAGCGCATGCCGGGATCGTCGAATTACTACCGGCCAAAGCCATACGATATGGCCGGGTCGGCTCAGTGGTACAACAAGGCGGACGGGATCATGATGATCTACCGGGACACAGACGAGCCAAGGAACCCAATCGAGGTTGAGGTCCAGAAGATCCGCTACAAAGAGATCGGGACCGAGGGGACAGTCTTCTTCTCGTTCAACCGGTACAGCTCAACGCACACGGCGATCGGCGCGATATCGCGGAATGGTGATAGAGTTGGGGCGGAGCCGATGTTCTACACATCTCAGCCGCTCCCAATGTGATACGATGCGTGAAGACTTCTCCCCTTCCCCGAGGGGAGAAGTCCCGCGCCAGAGTCGAGAGGAATCCGATGGCACTCCCCAGCTACGCAGACGATGCGCTTATCGTTAGCACTGCACAGCTCACCAAACAAGACGCAAAAGACGCATGGGACAGGCTCAACAAGGGTCCGAAAGACGACCCGGAAGTCTTTGTTTACATCGAGTCCCTCTACACGAACGCCCCGCTATTCGGCCTGAATCCTGACCTCATGTTCGGACAGGCTATTTTAGAAACCGGGTATTTCACGAGTGCATGGTGGAAGAACCGCCGCAATCCTGCCGGGATCGGGATCACGGGAACGAAGAGCCAAGATGACAAGTCTCAACGGTTTGCAAACGGCAATGAGGCAGCGCTTGGGCATATCGCCCACATGCTTGCCTACGTCGATTACCGCCGTGGCGAGGCGCGCTGGTCTGATGCGGGAATGTCCCAGCCAATCAGGGCCGCAGACCAACGCTACGATGCGCCGTACGAAGCGGACTACTCCGCGAAAACACTCAGAGACCTCGGGCAGGTTCGTCGGAACGAGAAAGGCCAGTGGCTTGGCTGGTCGTTCGACGACCCAACCTACGGTGCGAAGATCGCCAGCCGCGCTAACGAGATCCTCGGGAAGCAAGCACCCAGCCCAACACAACCAGAACCGGCTGGGAGGGCAATCTTTGGCCGCGTCCCGCACCCGGCCCACATCAGGGCTATTGCAGACAAGTCGAATGGCGGCGGCTTCGACGTGGTTCCGCCCCGGAAGATCGTAGGAACATGCACCCACGAATGGATGGGGAGCATGAACGTACAGCAGGTGAAGAACTTCTTCTCCTGTCCTTCTGGTGAACGATGCCAGAATGCACTGGTTGATTACGTCGTGATGAAAGACGGCATGCTCATCATGCTGAACGACCCGCGTGGCACGCGGAGCCCATGGGCAAGCGGTGGCGGCGTCGGACTTCCCGGAGGACTAGAGGGGGACGGTCCGGCGTTTGTCTCCAAGTTCGGTGTCAACCAAATCAACGCCGGTCTTGTCTCGGTCGAAGTGATGAAGCAAGACGGCGAGCAGTACACAGACGAGCAGATTGATACACTCGCACGGCTCTATGCCTACTGGCACGATCAGGACGGACAGCTTTGGTCCGAGCATCCGTACACAACCAAGTACGGCATCGTGACGAGTTTCCTGCATTACGAATTCGGTACAACTGATTGTGGCAAAGGCGAGCTGGACGATATCTCGAAGGTCCAAGCAAAGACCAAGGGCTACATGAAGGCGTCACAACTCGGCGTCTCCCCGACGCCAGTTCCTCCCGATGTTCCGACGCTCCCTGATCCCACCATCCCCGGTGGACTTACCCTCGATGAGGCGAAGCGTCGCTTCGGGACAGTTCGCAGGCACAACGCGAACGGCACTGTATCAACCGGAGGATTCGATCCGAAGGGTGTTATCTCACTTGCGTGGGCACAGCGATCGGCCCAAGAGCAGACGTGGCCAGCCATCGAAGACTGGTATGTCTTGAACGACAGTGGGCAGCCACTCGATGTCGTCACCTTCTCGAACAACTGGCGTCTGCTCCGCGTGGCTGAGCGGTCCGGATTCCAGTGGTATTCCGTCGCCTAGGAACTCGAATGTCTCGAACAGAAAAACTCTGGATCATTGCCGCAGCACTGGCGCTCTCAGCAGCACTGTTGCTCGGAATCAAGTACGCAGATGGCCATGCACCACGCGCATACGCACTCGGCGGGTCGCCGACGCCGGTATGGGATCTTCCAGAAGAGACGGCGCAACCTGTTATCATCACGGATCTTCCGAGCACCGGCTCGGGATCGACACTCGCGGCATAGCACGGAAGGAATAACCAATGGATAACCGGGATATCATTCTGCCGAAGAACGTTCGGCTCGCACTCTACGCACTCCTCACGCTTTCCTCGCCGTTCGTGGCGTACTTCTCCGCGACGGGGATGCTAGATGGCGAGCAGCTTGCGCTGTACGCTGGTGTGTCCGGAGCAATCGCGCTTCTTGCTGGGCTGAACGTAACGCCGTCCGTCCAGAAGGATCAGCCAGAGGGCTAACGATGTGATTCGAATCACGCGCTCAATGCTCACGAAATGCGATGTATGCGGAAGCTACGATGTTGTGTTCTACGAGACACTCACCGGGCAGTACTACTGCGATTCATGCTTTCGTGAGCAGGAGTGGCACGAAATGTGCATTGAAACGAAATTCGACACCGGACAAGACACATGGTGCGGGAATGGGTACTGGCTTGAACCACAGAGATAAAATCGCCATGCGTCGATCGGCCGGGCGAACGAAATACAATGCAATCCCGACCGAGATTGACGGGATCCGATTCGCCAGCAAAGCAGAGTCAAGGCGATACGCAGATCTCAAGCTCATGGAGCAGGCTGGTCTCATCCAAGATCTTGTCTGCCATCCGAGATACGAGATCCGCGTCAATGACATGCACGTCTGCTATTATGAGGCGGACTTCAGCTATACCGACGGAGGGGAATCTATTGTGGAGGACGTGAAAACGTCAGTCACGGTGACTCGTCTCTACCGACTCAAAAAGAAACTCATGAAAGCGTGTCATGGAATTAGCATCCGAGAGTCATATTCTTAGCGAGGTCGAGATCTGGGCGTGCTATAACTGCGGCGCAGATAACGTCGACCTTGATTACATCGTCTCAGAGAACGTGTTCATCTGCGACGATTGCACAGAAAGGCTCAGGCAGGTAAGTGCACGATACCCAAAAGACCACCCCGACTGCTAGATGGCGGGAGATTCAATCGCTTGACCCAGCAATGCTCCTCGTTGCGCTTATGCGTGAGCTTATGTTCGATGTCGGTCCGACATCGCAGCGCATCGAAGTAACACTCCCGGACTACGACACGTTCGCGTACGTCGTAACGACGTTTGCCGTCAACGGGTACGAGGTCAAGATCTCAGAGTCCATTGACACACAGGCGTGGGTTAAGGACATTATCGGACGTATTGCCGAAGACGGATGGAGTATCACACTATATGTCAACGGAGTTCCGGTCCCTGAGGGATCGGCTGAAGCACAAACGAATGACGGAAAATCCGCACTACATGCGGATGGACTACGGGAGGAACGAGAAGGGCCAGTTTCTGGACCATTCGTTCGACGACGCAATCGAGGACGAGCGAGTACAGCTAAAGATGCGGCATGACGTAGGGACAGGTCCGTACCTGTTGTGCGACGGCTGCTCCCAGAAATTACCCGCCTCGATGTTGCACCCATGGCCATACCTGCCGATCCTGCTGTGCGTTGATTGCACCATGGATCGACGCAAGGAGATCGGGGATGAGTGAGGCGACCGGCATGGACGGGTTGCGGAAGAAACTCGGCATCATCGTTGGGCCGGACAAAGCGGAATACGACCGATACGACGACCCAAGCGCCGTATCTCAAGAGCTGGTCGACTCCGTATTCCGGGCAATCGCTGACGCAGGATTTGTCCTGATAAATATGCGCGATGCCGATTTATCTCAGGACATGGAGCCAGACCTCATGAGTCAAGATCTCATGAGTGAAAAAGAGTTGGCAGAACGGACGAAAGCCATCGAAATGCCGGAAGGCACGCGCGTGCGTGACGAAGACGGAAACACCGGAGCCGTTCGTAACTACGGTTCGTCCCACCCATATAGCGCTCCGGGGTACGTATTGGTTCGCCTCGACAAGCCCATATACGGCCAGCGAGACTATTTCTACTCGGCGGGGAGTATTCAGGAGATCAATGATGAGTGAGACGACGGTAACGGGGCCAACGTCCGATGAAGAATTCCGATCTGCATTGGAGAAGGTAGCCAGAGCAACCAACCTGATGTCGGCATCCCGACGCGCGGCCCACGCGGCCCGCCAGCTGGCCCAGGAGGAGGAGACCCGCATGCTCAACACCCTCGCGTATTTCGAAGCGTTCCTGCCATGAGCGTTCGTCCGTACGACACGCTCGATCGGCGCATTGCCCAGCGGATCTGGACCGAGGTCCGACAACCGACCGACTCGGTGATCGTGCCGCGCGACCAGGAGACCGTCTTTCTGGGCTATGCCGCCGTCTGCCGTCTTCCGGTGAGCGAGCGAGTGCACAAGCTCCACCTTTTCGACCCGGCCATCGTCGACGCGATCGAGCGGGTCTCGCAGGGCCGGGACAAGCTGGCCTGCGTCCTGGGGCACGTCTACCGATGAGCGTGCCGACTGTTCTGATTCCTAAGGCAACCGAATCGCTAGATGCCCCGACGTTCTTTCCGCAATGGTGGCCGGTGCAGGGTGATCTGCCCATTTACTCCTGCGGCGGATGCGGTCAGTTGCTCGCGCTTCACCCGGACCATCGAATTGACGCCGATGGCAATGTCACGGCGTCTATGTGGCACAGCCCGGCAAAGGGTGGGTGCGACTGGCATGTCTTCGCCCGGCTGCTTGACTGGGACCCGAAAGATGGCTGACCAGCACGCCCACCTCGGCGACCTAACTCCGGATCCCGCCAACCTGCGGGCCCACAACCCGCGCAACGCGGTAAAATTCGGGGAGCTGGCTGAGCGCCGGTTCCCACTTTTTTATCTTCCTCCCGTGATGGGTGTAGGAGGTATCGTGCTCAAGACGACATTCGACGACGAACTTCTTATGACGGCAACATCGTATGCCGACTACCGGCAGAGTGGCGGAGAGCGATCACGTGGGCAGGCGAATAGTCGACGAGAGACGCTCCGACGAAACGAATATGTGTTCGATAACTGGCACAACGGACGTCTAGAGAAAAGCGGGTACAC